GTGTGAACATTTTTTTGCTCGATGTTGGGTTCCGCAGAGTGGTCCTGGTGCGAGTCGTGCGGTGAGCGACCATGCGAGGCTGTCTGATGATTTTAGGTAGTTGCCCATGACTGGTAGCCCGTCTTGTTTTACGCCGAATCCGTGCATTTTTAGGCCGTATTCCCAGAGGCGGTAAACAAGGTTGTGTACTGGTTTGAGGTTTGCTCGTCGGCAGAATGTTCCCATTCCTACGGTTGGGGCTTTTGTGAGATCAATGCCTGCTTTGTCGTACATTTCGACGTGGCGTAGGTAGTCGTCTGGTTGCCAGCCTTGTAGGGCGGGGATGATTGGGAGTGTTGGGGAGAGTGTTTTGAGGGTGAGGTAGTTTTTGACGGTTAGTTGTTGGTGTTCTGTGACAGTTTTGCCGGTTTTTGCTAGAACGCTGGGTTCGCACATCCAGTCTTGGGGTGCTGCCCAGTCGAGGTTGCCGATTTCGTTGGCGTAGCGTTGTAAGAGTGCCACATATTTATGCGGGGTAGTGCGCCATTCTCCGTACATGTTGAGTTCGGTGAATCCTCCGCTGTCTAATGCCCAGCGTGTGTTGGATGGTTTCAGGTTTTTGTAGCGTTCTAGTCTGCGGCGTGAGATGAATAGGGGGTGTGGGGGTGTGTTGTCCCATAGCCAGTATGCGTCGTCGGTTCCGAGGTAGAAGATCATGGGTTGCATTCCTCGCATTGGGTGGCGTAGTAGCGGCCTTTATCGTCTTCAAAGCTGGTCCATCCGGTGGAGTCGCATGCTGGGCATTCTGGGCGTGCTGGCCGGTCGTATGCTCGTACAGGTTCGCTTCCTGTTGCGGGTAGGTCGTTGTCGTATGAGCCTGCGTTGAGCCAGGATGCAGGGTACGGAATGTATTGGTTGTCTCTCGAGAGCGCAGTTTCTGGTGTTGCGAGCTGTTTGCGGGTTGCTTCGATGATGTGTTCCGGGTCAACGGTTTTGGTGTGCCGGTTCCATGCTTTGATGGCGTTCTGTTTGTTGACTTTTTTTGGGTACAGTTCCCACCATTGGTTGAACGCTTCACCGTCAGGTGAGCGTAAAGGTTCTTTTTGGGTTCTATTGGGTTTGGGTGCAGTGGTTGCACCCCTGGATGTCGTAGATTGCACCCCTGGATGCACAGATTGCACCCCTGGGCGTGTTTCGTACACGATATCCACAGGCGGGAACAGGAAAACGTAGGTTGCTGGCTGATGTTGGTTCGCTGGCCGTGTTTCGATGATGAATAGGTCTTCGCAGAGCTGGTCGATGGCTTTTTGCACTGTGCGTCTGGAGGTGCGTGTTTTTGCTGCGAGGTTGTCGGTTGCCATCCAAAATTTGTTGTCGTTTTGGTCTGACACTGTGTCTGCTATTGCGAGGTGGATGTTGAATGTGGCTCCGGTGTATGGCGAGTGCCTGTACACGAAACCGACCGCTTCTGCGCTCATGTTGGTTCCTTTCTTTTATTCCCGATTTGCACGTTATCAGATGTTTCGTGATATCATCGTGTTTGAGCAGCTCTAATTCCCGGCTTCTCAATCCCCATACATATACAGGTTGAGCGGTCCAGGTTGTTCTTGGTTCCTCCTGGACCCGCTCCCTGTGTATACTGTCGACGGGTAGCACGCAGGTTTTTTTGATGTTTTCTTTCCCTGCGGTTACCTCCTCCAAATATGCGGGTAAGGTCAGTCCAAGACTTGAGGGTGGTTCTTGGGCTGGCCTCCCGGTGTATGATGTGTCTGATGTCAGGAACAGATCGATCCGGTAGACGTAACGTACCCGCAGAAGACAAAGCCCGTTTCTGGCAAGCCCGTGCAGCAGGTATCTCCATCAAAGAAGCCTGCAAAATAGCTGGCATCCATTACAACACCGGCCAAAAATGGGATGCGAACCGCCGCAAAGTAGAAGCAGAACAGAAAGCTGCCGATTTTGCTGTCAAAAAAGCTGGCGCGAAATCAGGTCGGGAACGTGCCGAGCTTCGCACAATGATCGACGAAGCCGGTGACCTCCCACCAGTCATCCCGTATGAGCGTCTATCAGAACGTGCAAAACGTGGCTGGGACGACTTCGACTACTTCCGGCGTGTCTATTTGGGCCGTGTACCGTCACCGTGGCAGGTAGATGCCGCATACAAAATTGTTGAATACCTTGAATCCGAAGAAAAAGAATTTTTGGTCCTGAACTGCCCGCCAGGTGCCGGAAAATCCACCCTTTTTCACGACGTAGCAGTCTGGTGCATAGTACGAAATCGTGCGATTCGAGTCCTTATCGGCTCGATATCGCAGACGCTCGCAAAAATGTACTCTCGACGTATCCGGGAAACTCTTGAACGGCCAACCGCACTCATTGTTGACCCAGAACAGGTCAAAAAAGGGTTGGCTGTCGACGCTGAAGGCTGTCTCGCCCAGGATTACGGGCGTTTTAAGCCTCTCGCATCCGGTTCGTTGTGGCGTGCAGAAGAATTCGTGGTTGAACAGTACATTCCTGGCGGTTTGGACAACAAAGAACCCACCGTTTCCGCATACGGTATCGACTCGGAGTTCATCGGTCACCGTGCCGACCTCTGTTTGTTTGACGACGTTGCGTCCCCGGAGAACGCTAAAGAATCTGTTGCCCGTGACCGACTTCTCGAGCGTTGGGATTCGATGGCTGAAGCACGTTGCGACCCTGGCGGGCTGGTCAACGTGATCGGTCAACGGCTAGGTCCGGGCGATTTGTATAAGCATTGTCTTGACAAGGTGACGTATGACGATCTTGATGACGATGACGGGTCTGACGCAACTGTTGAGGACGCTTTGGCTGACCCAGTGAAGATCCCGAAATATCATCATTTGGTGTACAAAGCGTATTACGAAGAGTTGGACACTGGTAAACCGTCGCGTCGTAAGGATTCACCGGCATGGCCGGAAGGTCCGCTGCTTGACCCGATACGTTTGCCGTGGAAAGACCTGTCATTCGTCAGATACAACCAGCCACAAAAATTTCGGGTTGTCTACCAGCAAGAAGACATTGATTTGGACTACCAGCTGGTTGAACGCCCACAGCTCATTGGCGGTATCGCATCTGACGGTGTGGATTACCCTGGCTGTATTGACCGTGACCGTTTCCCAGGAAACATTACCCGTGGCCTGAAACCGCCGTGGGTGTCAATCATTTCTGTTGACCCATCACCAGCAAACTTTTGGGGGGTTATTTGGACCATCTATCAGCCCGATCTTGGTTTGTATCACGTTGTAGATATCGAACGCACCAAACTCACAGCAGAAGACCTGCTCGGTTACGATATGTCCACTGGCCGATATACCGGAATCCTTGACGAATGGTGTGACCGTGCCGAAGACATGGGTTATCCCGTGTCACACATCGTTGTCGAGATTAACGCAGCGCAAAGGTTTTTATTGGCGCACGATTTTGTGCGTCGTTGGCAGGCGTTACGACAAGTGCTGATTATTCCGCATACCACGTCCCGTAACAAGTTGGATGAGAACTTTGGTTTGGAGGCGTTGATTCCTTCGGTGGTCAGGTCTGGTTCGTTGCGGTTGCCTCGTATGTCTGAGAACTGGAAGACGTTGGCGTTGGTGCAAGAGTTGGAGACTTGGACTCGGGATAAAAAGAAGGGGACTGACTTGGCGATGGCGTTGTGGTTTATGTTGTTGCACGCACCTAAGTTGACGGAACCTAAACGTCCGCCTCGCATGTGGCGGCCTTCATTTTTGGCGAACGCATAATGCCGTGCGAGAACTGCGGCAAAGAATTTAACCCAGTAGCAACCAGATGGCGTTGCCCACACTGCGGTTTAAAGCATCACTGCTGTGGATAATGGTATCCTTACGGCAGGCATGTCAACTATCTTGGAGCGCGCGTGAGGACTATCGAAGAAATTGTTGCGATGTACAATCATCGCCGTCGGTTGTTGGGTCCAGTCCACGACCAGATGCTAAAAGTACGGGAACTCGCTAAAGGCGACGTAATTGTCCCGTTAAACGAATTAGACAAGAACGCTAAAGCGTCTGTCGCCAACTTGCTGTCAGTCGGTTTGGATCAAATGTCGATGCGTGTTGCATCCACAATGCCGCACCCGTACTTCCCTCCAATGAAGGAAGGTTCGGAACGGTCAAAAGATTTGGCTTCGTTGCGCCACAAAGCGATGCTGTCAATGTGGGATCAGAACCGGATGAACATGAAGCTCCGGCGACGCGCCCGCCACCTGCTCGGCTACTCGATGTCACCTGTTGTGGTGAAGCCGTGTTTCCGTACGAACGCACCGAAGTGGCATTTGCGTAACCCGCTTGACACCTATCCGTCACCGGGCGAAGATCCAGACAACCCTGTTCCAGAGAACGTGATTTTCACTTACCGGAAGCCGTACTCGTGGCTGATCCAAATGTACGGTCCGCAGGTTGATGGCCGTCTGCGTGTTGGCCGTCCAGAACCCGACACCCAGTTCACGTTGCTTGAATATGTGTGCGAGAACGAAATCGTTATCGGTGTGCTGGGTGCGGAAGATGACCCTTCGCTGAACTACATGGAACGTGCCGGTATGGAGGTGCTTGAACTAGAGCGCATCCCTAACCGTGCCGACTGCCCGCTTGTCATCATCCCGCAACGCATCACGCTGGACACACCGAGAGGCCAGTTTGATGACATGCTCGGCATGTTCTACACCCGTGCTCGTCTGCAAGCGTTGACAGAGATCGCTATTGAGCGAGGCATTTTCCCAGACGAATATCTGGTTGCCCGCCCCGGCGAAAACCCTGAAATCATCGCGTTGGCTGACGGCAAGCGTGGCGAGCTGGGCATCATCAAGGGTGGCGACTTGCAGATCCAGCAGGTGAACCCTGGCTACAAAACTGATACGGCTCTTGACCGCATTGAACGGCAGGAACGTTTGGAAGGTGCTATTCCCGCAGAGTTCGGTGGCGAGTCCGGCACCAACATTCGTACTGGTCGCCGTGGCGAAAACGTCCTGTCCGCTGTCGTGGACTATCGGGTGCAGGAAGCACAAGACCTGTTTGCATCTTCCTTGTTGGAAGAAGACAAGGTTGCTATCGCAATTGAAAAAGCGTATTTCGGTTCGCAACCCAAGTCGTTCTTCATGCCGGGACGCGCACAGTCCGGCAAAGTTGACTACACCCCGAACAAAATTTGGGAAACAGACTTCCACTACGTTTCATACTCGGCCAGCGGTTCTGATGTGAACAACCTGATTGTTGGCCTCGGCCAACGTATGGGTACTGGCATGATGTCAAAAGAATCTGCCCGTGAAGCCGACCCGATGATCGGTGACCCAGAGCTCGAGCATGACCGCATCACCGCAGAAGGTGTCGAGGCTGCGTTGCTGGCATCCATCCAGCAGCAAGCCGCTAACCCAGAAGGCCCATACCAGCCTGCCGACCTTGCATCACTTGTAAAGAAAGTCATGTTGGAAAAGAAATCGTTGTTCGATGCTGTCACAGAAATCGATGACGAAGCTCGTGAACGGCAAGCACAAGAAGTTCCTGCTGGCGCACCCGAAGGTATGCCCGGTTTGGCTATGCCAGGTATGGGTGCTGAGGCACCGATGGCACCACCACCTGAACAGGGTCCTCCTTCACTTGACGCACTTCTCGCACAGCTCGGAGGCTGATTATGGCGCAAGCTGAATTCACTGGTCAAACGTACGGAGAAGCAACTAAACAGGAACAAGCTCAACAAGCTGTTCCTACTGGCGCACCCCCAACATCGGTTGATGCACAACGCATGGCAGGCCAACAGCAAGGCGCGCCACGACCACCGATGCCACAAGTAACTCCGTTGACTGCACCGACAGAACGTCCTGACGAACCGATCACAGCCGGGTCACCTTTTGGCCCTGGCCCCAACCGTGTTTCTTTCCAGGCACGCAAACTTGTTGGAGTTGACGAAGTCGAAGAACAGTTGGCAGTGTTGAACGAGC